CTAATTTACTCAAACAATCAAAGCAGGATTTACGACCATTTTATTTGGTGCGCTGAATATATCAATAAGACATTCCCCAATCACAAAAAAATTGTCACTCATAACGGGGATGCAATTGAAGGGTTGCATCATTACACAATCCAGCTTTCAGCCCCGACGATAGACGATCATGTATTAATCCATGAAGCGGTTATGGATGACTTTTTATCGGCACTAGGATTTACCGCAAACAAAGGCGATGAACTTAATTACATCTCAGGAACAGAATCGCACACGCAGTACACAGAATCTCGTATTGCAAAACATTTTGAATATCACGGCGCGAAGTTTTTTGATGAGTTCAAAACCGTTCAAAACGGTAAAGAATTGTGGTTTGTCCATCAGTGGGCTAGTCCAGGCGACGGCGCAAATGAGGGAAGCCCGATACACGGGAAGCTAAAAGCACTGTATTACAACTGCAAACGGGAAGAGCGCAAAATGCCTGACGTAGTAATTTCTTCCCATTTTCACAAGTCGGCTATGGCGTCATTTACCGACAACTGGAAAACCTATTACGGAATGGTAACTCCATCACTGCAAATGAAAACACGGTACGCACAAAAAGCCGCGCCTTTTCAGCGCAACGACATTGGAATCAGCCTGATTGAGGTTTCAAAAAGCGGACTGATGGAAATTCACAAGCCATTATTGATGAAAGGATAAGCATGAAAAAACTATTGTGCCTTTTCCCCATATTTGCCGTTGCTACTCTCGCCCTGTTCGTGTGGCGTGAATTGGTGTGGCGGTGGGAGTTATCAACAAAGAAGCTGGCAATGAGGCGGTATTGATGCCAAACAATAACGCAAAACTACGAATGGACGCCGATTATCTGCAACGCCTGACAGTCGGCATCTGGACGGCTAAAAATATGCACAGAGCCATTGCATTTAAACAACGGTCAATCCACAACAGCGACCTTACCCGCGCTGTAAAGGTTTTGCAGGCAATCAAAGATTACGCTGCTCACAATGGCGCAAGAATACCGTCCGAGGAATGGCAAATGATTACCCACGACGCGGACGGTTTGCGATATGTGCAAAACGGGAAACTAGCTTTCAAGCAGTTATATTTTGCGGTGCTGGACGCTAGGCGCGCCCCGCTCAACGCAAACTATAGTAACACGCTTGACTTGTTTAACCAGTTTGAGAAATATCTTTCAGGGGTATCGTTTTGAAATGTAAACGCTGCCCCCGCCTCCTAACCCCGCCCCGCCGCGTGTGTGATGCGTGCCAGGCACAGCGGAAACGCGAGCGGGATGCGGCGCGGTACTACTCGAAGATACGAGGACGAAAGGCGAAGAAATGACAGACGAAGCAATCCGATTCTCCGCACAAGTGTCAAAGGTAACAACTTTAGCAGATGGTGGCATACGAATAACGCTAGACCTACCAGAGACAGCCATAGAGACAGCTACAAAAATGATGCAAGTCAGGCAGGGCGGCGGAGTATTGGAAGTAGCGGCCGTGCCAGTAAATAAGGTAAAAAGTGGAAGAAAATCAAGAAAAACAGAAACTACAGACGATATTAGCGCAACTTACTAAAGACCAATTGCGCTTTATTGTAGCCTTACAGGAACATCATACAAAAGATGCTGCTGCTAAGGCTATCGGCGTTAAGGTAGCGACTGTTTATAACTGGCCTGCTGATTTGATAGATGAGGCCGCTCGACTTATGGCGTTAGATGCGGTACATGCTGCAATCGAATTACGTCAACGCAATCTAGTTAAGGCCGTTGGTGTAAAAGTTGCGGGATTGGATAGTAAGAATGAAATTATCCGCCAAAAGGCGGCAACTGAAATCATGGAATGGGAACTAGGAAAAGCTAGTCAGCCAATAGACCACACGACTAAAGGCGAAAAGATAAACCCCTATATTGGTATGAGTAAAGCAGAATTGATAGCTATTGCAAAGGAACTTATTGGTGATACCAACAAGTAATGATTTGCCTCTTATCCTAGAGGCTATTGAGCACACCAAATATAACTGGCAGGAAATGGCACGCGATAAGCAGAGATTACCAACCGTTCCGTTTTTCGTTTGGCTCATTCTCGCAGGGCGTGGATTTGGCAAGACACGCACGGGAGCCGAAACGGTTAGGCAATGGGTAAATACTAACGACATGGTAAACCTGATAGGAGCAACGGCGGACGATGCGCGGGATATCATGATTGAAGGTGAAAGCGGAATCATGGCAATATGTCCCGACAGCGAAAGGCCAATCTACAAACGGTCGGAGCGCAAGTTGCTATGGCCTAACGGCGCAACCAGCTTGATATTTACAGCAGACGAACCAGAGCGTTTACGCGGTAAACAGCACATGAAATTATGGGCTGATGAAATGGCCGCGTGGAGATATGAAGAGGCGTGGGCGCAAGCAATGATGGGGCTGCGCCTTGGAGATAATCCGCAGGCCGTAGTAACCACGACCCCACGCCCTACCAGTCTGGTAATCGGACTTACAAAAGACCCGCGCAATATTGTCACGGTCGGCACAACTTACGAGAACAAAGCGAACCTAGCTGAAGGTTTTTTTGATTATGTTATTAAGAAGTATGAAGGCACAACGTTAGGCAGACAAGAATTATTAGCACAAATCCTGACAGATAATCAAAGTGCATTGTGGAAGCGTGCCGACTTGGACAAAGGCCGCGTGACCAAAGCCCCTGATATGGAGCGGATTATCGTAGGGGTTGACCCTAGTGCAACGGCGGGTGGGGATGAAGCAGGCATTATCACCAAAGGCAAAGCGGGCGACCATTACTATACCCTTGCAGATGATAGCGTACAGGGAAGCCCGCAGGTATGGGCAACCGCCGCAGTGACCGCGTATCACAGGCACAAAGCCAACGCGATTGTAGCGGAAGATAATAACGGCGGTGAAATGGTGGAAGCGGTTATCAAACAGGTTGACCCGTCCGTAATTGTTATCCGTGTCCACGCCTCACGCGGAAAGGCAACGAGAGCGGAGCCAATCGCCGCGATTAGCGAACAGGGACGGGAGCACCACGTAGGGACATTCCAAAAGCTAGAGGATGAATTGTGTCTATGGATGGCGGGTGATGCAAGCCCTAACCGATTAGACGCTTACGTGTGGGCAAGTACAGAATTATTGAGAGGCGCAAAGGCAAAGGCGCAAGAGGTAGATTTTTACGCAAAGCCGCAGAAAAACGTACCAGTGAATCAAATCGCAAGAACACAAAGCGAAGTACAAGCGTTATTGGAGAAATATAACAATGAGTAGCATTTTCAACTTACCGCAATTCAAGTCTTACTCTAAACAATGGGAAGCAAGGCAGGCCGAACTTATCACCCGCGCTGGATATTATGACGGCAGTATCTACAAAAAAGCCCGTGACCAATTCTGGACATTGGGCGCGCAAGTCAACGGGAAGATTCGCCCATTGTTTCTACCCTTTGCCCGCGCCGTAGATGTGGACGCGGGGATTATCGGCAGCGGGTGGGAGTTTCCAGAGGACGACCCAAAAGCAGAGGTATGGTGTCAGGCGCGGGATGTGTTATTTGATAATAGCGATTGGGACACTCAGGGCGTGTTATTCATCCACTATGGCGCGATGTATGGCGTCTCAGGCTTGCGCGTGAGCGATTCCCCCATCGTGACAATCGTACCCGCTGACCCTACCCGCTTTATGCTGGTATATAGTGGTGTGTACAACAAAGAGCCTGTCATGTGTTTATGGGTAGAAAAGCGATTAGATGACGACGGGAAAGAATACGAATACGCCGAAGTTATCACGGACACAACCATTAGCACGTACAAGGCGGGCGAGCTATTCGGCTATGATGGGCGTGACCCGATGTACGAAAACACAATCGGCAAAGTACCCGTGTTTGAATGTCTGCATATCAACGATGGCACGCCGCTAGGTGAATGTACGTATCAGAAAGCCGTTGTGTTATTGAATGAGCTAAACGATATGGCCTCACGCTTGCTAGAGATTATCAAGCGACATGCCGACCCGCAGACCGTTATTACAGGGGCGGAGCCTAGCGACTTACAGCGCGGGAGTGATATTGCTTGGTTTCTCCCTGCTGGCGCGGATGCTCAATTTGTGGCATCTGCTATTGATATTCCAGGCGTTTTATCGTTCATCCAAGAGATTAAGACGGGCGTGCATGACGCACTTCCTGAATTATCTTTTGACGAACTAAAGAAAGCGGGACAGGTTGCGACTGCTACGTTAGAATTGCAACTCATGGAATTGGTAATCAAGATAAAGCGATGCCGCCCGAATTATGACCGCGCCTTAGTGTACGCAATGCAACTAGCAGGCGTGGCGGCCAAGCAGATTGGTGACGCCTCAATTTCCCCATTAGATGACCCTGAATTGATTCTTGACGCTCACCGCAATATCTTACCTGATAGCGAAATGGACGAAGTGCAGCTTGAAAAAGCAAGATGGGACACAGTGAACGCGGCGGTAAATAACGGGAACGGAATCCCGTTAGAAACTGCCTTGATTGAGATTATGGACTGGCAACCTAAACAACTTACAAACTTAGGCGTACAGAAAGCCGCCGCAATCCTGAACGCGCAAGAGGACATCGCGCCTGTTGACCCTGCTACCAACCAACCCATGAGCCAGTAATGCGAACATTAGCCCCCGTCAAAACTATTGCCCCGCCTAGTGAAGAGGAAATCGCAAAGGCCAAAGCTAAATGGGATAAGTACGCCCCTGCTAATTTGACGGGGCTATTGGACGCCTCTACGTTAGGTGATAAGCAAAAGACCCGCTTTGTATGGGACAAGGCGCGGCATGAATACGTAAACCGCTTGACAGGTCGGCGGGTATCAAAAGCTGAAATCCGCGCCGCGTTGATACAATATATCAAGAGGGCAAAATGAATCTAGAAGAGTTAGCGCAAGCCCTCAAAGATGGGCGGATTAGCCTGACTGAATGGCAAGCGGCAATGCGTGACTATTTGAGGCAGCAATACACAGTTGCCACGATGCTGGTAAACGGCGGCGCGGATCACGTCACGTCTAGCGATTGGGGATACATGGGGAGCCTGCTAAAAAAGCAGTACGCTTATTTGGACAACTTTGCAAACGACATTGCAAACAATCCTAAAGCATGGCTAACAGGTCGGCTTGATGTGCGTATGAACATGTATAAGGAATCAGCCTATGCCGCCTATGAGGATATGAACCGCCGAGAAATGACCAACGCGGGCATGGATGAAGAGCGGCGGGTATTGGGTGAGGCTGACCATTGCCCTGATTGCCTGATGGAAGCGGCGCAAGGCTGGCAGCCCATTGGCACGCTGGCGGACATTGGCGATAGTGTTTGTACAACTAATTGCAAATGCACGTTTGAATATCGCAAGACAACCGTTGACATGCTATTCGCACCCGCTCAAAATAATGTAGATATGTTATTTGCGCCCGCCATAACGAAAGGATAGAAACAATGGACCCGAAAACACGTAAACTATTGATGACCATTCGCGCCGCGCTGGTAATGGCGACAAGGGCAATTGAGGTATATTGTGGGGTGATAGAGGAAAAGCCAAAGAAAGTTATGACAGACGGCGATACTGTAACCTTGTCAACTTAGACGATATGTGATAAAAGAAATATAGGTGACGCAGAGTCCGAGAATAACGGACAGGATTAATCCTTAGTGTAATATACAGCACGCGCCCATAAATAAATATAGCCTAGCCGCATTTGTAGCGAAGCCGTAAACAAACGTAGCAATTAAGCCGCGCTTGTAAACCCAAAAGGTTTATGAGCGCGGCTTTTTATTTTGGAGATTTATGAAAGCACAGAGAATATCTTTTACAACTGACGGATCAGGCGCGGCAAGTGTAACATCAACGCAATGGACAGAGCCGAGCAAGGTTTACGCCGTGCAATTGGTAGACGGTGATTTGGTTGATGGCGTGGATGTTACAGTCACATTTGAACAAGGCGACTTGTCAATTCCTGTACTTGCAAAGTTGGATTTCAACACAGACCAAATGGTTTATACCCGCGTGCTTCAAGCGTTGAATACGGACGGAACCGCGTTAACAACCCACGATCAGCCCCTTGCGTGTGGATTTGCAAAAGTAGTAATCGCCGCTGGCGGTGCTACAAAATCAGGTAGTGTCATCATTTACACAGAGTAGAAAGGCTTATAAATGGCAGACGAAACAACCCCGCAGGTAGAGACGACTCTATCAGCAACCGAAACAACCGAAGGCAAAGACATTGACCCTGTACCGTATAAGCGGTTCAAAGAAATCAATGATAGTTATTCAAACTTAAAAACAGAGTTTGAAAAAATCAAGGAAAGTATCAGACTTGCCGATGAAGCAAAGCTCAAAGAACAGAACGACTTCAAGACGCTTTACGAGAAATTACAAGGCGAATTGCACACAGAAAAACAAAACAGTTTGCGCCTCAAAGTAGCGTCACAAAAAGGAATCCCCGCCGACCTGGTAGATCGGTTACGTGGCGAGACCGAGGAAGATATTGCAAAAGACGCTGAAGGATTGCTGGCGTTTATCAAACAGCCGGAACCGCAAAAAGGCAGCGTGACATCTACCCCACGCGGAGGAGCGTCAACCGCGTTTAACTTTGAAACTGCAACCCCGCAACAGATACGGGATTATTTAGCAGCTAATTTGAAACAATAATTTATTTACTCAGTAAGGCCGCCGCCGCGTAGGGCGTAAAAAACGAAGTAAGACCTTACATAAACCAAAACAAGGAATATGTAAAATGGCAAACATTACTACTTCACAGGTGAGTGATTCCACTCCCACCCTAATCGCGGCACAGGCGCTCGGCTATCTCAAGGCCAATACTGTGCTTGCCAATCTCGTGAATCGTGATTATGAAAACGAAGTCGCGCAATATGGCAACGTTGTAAAAATCCCTTACGGCGGGGCGTTGTCCGTAAACGACAAAAGCGCGGGGACAGTTGTCACCCTGCAACAGCCTGACGATGCGGTCTATACCTTGACGCTGAACAAGCACAAGGAAGTCTCGTTCATCGTTGAAGATTTGGCGAAGGCTTTCGCCCGCCCTGATTGGTTCGCCGTGTATGCCGCTGATGCTATGGGCGTCATGGCAGAACAGATCGATGGTGACATTGCCGCGCTGTATTCTGGTTTTTCCCAGACCATTGACGCAACCGCCGGACTTTCAGAAGCTAACTTCCGCAATGCCCGCCGCTTGCTCAATGCCGCAAAAGCCCCCCTTGGTCAACGCTATGCCGTACTTGGTGAAGATGCTGAGTATGAATTGCTCGGCATTGAAAAAGTCACCAACCGCGATTACGCCGAAACTCTCGGACAAAAGACCGCCGATGCTTTGACTGGTCGCTTTGCTGGCTTTGACATCGTGTTAGATCAAAAGATTGTCAACACTGGCGGACAGGTCAAGAACATGTTCTTTCAGCGCAACGCTATCGTAATGGCTAACCGCCCGCTTCCTGTTGCCCCCGCTGGTATGGGTGTTGTACAGCGCGTCATGAATGAGAACGGTATTGCCTTGCGCGTTACCATGTCTTATTCTCATGATTATCTCGGCGCAAAATTCACCCTTGACACTCTCTATGGTGTCGCAGAACTTCGTGATAATCACGGTATCGCAGTTTCCACAACCGACTTGTAATAAATTGGGGCGGGTGAATAGCCCGCCCTTATGAGGTTTTAACATGGCTCTTTATGTAAATAATGACGACCAGAGTATCAGAATCAAGCCAGTGTTTACCGTTGGGGCTGAAGCCGGAAACGCAATCAATGTATCCGTACAACTCATTGACCGTGAAAATGGCACCCCCCTGACGGAGCGCGTCGGCGTGCAATGGTATCTCGCCGCTGATGTAAACGGTGACACAATCGCAACCGCTCCAAGTAGCGGCATTGCCATTGGCACAAATGGACTCTTGATCGAACACACAAATAATATTGCCGGCTTGGCAATTACAGAAGCAACGGGAATTTTTGACGTGACTTTGAGCGAAATTTCTGCAAAAAGTTTTTACTTAATTATCGTTGCCCCCGATGGGAAGTTATATTCCCAGACTGTCACATTCGCCTAACAGAAAGGTTTAACAATGTCCGAAGAAAAGACTTATCTTATCGTCAACCCGAAAGGCTGTATGCACATTGTGAACGAGGAACATGCCCGCGCTCGTTTGCAGATTGTCGGATGGCGATTGGCAACACAAGACGAACAGGCGGCTTATTTTGCAACTGAAGAGCAACGCTTTGACAGACCCATTGCAAAGCCTTTTGAACCTGCTAAAGATTTAGAGGTATCGGCTTTA